CATTAATTACAAGTTTAGGGCCGTGATTATACTCCTGGCCTACATAATCAATGATTTTTTCGATATGTTCTTTTAATTGAATCTTATTCATGATTAATATGGAGTTGTTTCTTTAGCTTTAGGTAATATCTTAAATTCAACTACACCAGGTATTTGTTTAATATCTTCAACAATTTTTCTAATACCGTCTTTTATATCACCTTCAAGAGCTGATGTGTCAATTTTGATATCGCAGTTTGTTTTGTAACGTAATTGACCTTCAGAGTTAGAACCCGGAATAGCCGCTTGTGAATTTACAATAGTTACACCTGGTAAAGCGCGCATAGCAGATAAAATATTAGTCTGATCATTAACTTTAGTGTTAGTAATCATTGATGCTAATATTTGAAATTGTTTAGCTGCTGGTTTTGGTTCCTTAGGGTCAGCTATTGGAGTAAAGTCTTCTTCTTTTACTATGCGGATTCTCATTAATGTAAATTTACTAATTTATATTTAGTTGATTCGATTAAAGCAACTACTTCATCTATTTGATTCTGAATATACGAATCCTGTACTAGGGAAACACGGTTTTTTTCAACATACATACAAAGTGCTTCAAAGTATTTAACTATGTCGCTTGTATTTTCGATCCATTGTCCTTCACCTTTATAGCCAGTTACAATACCGTAACGACCTTGGAATGACTCAACTAAACCATCAGCTAAACCAATGATTCCGTCATAGTAAGAGTTTAAAGCGCTATGTGTAGCAAATGAACCAGGTCCAGTTACTTGTAAATGGAAAATATGTGCTTGTGTGCGAGATGAAAATAATGTAGAGATAAAAGAAGCCATTAACTGTGTTGGGTTTGGTAACGCAATAGTTACGGCTAATTCAGGTTCGTTTGGATTAATTGTGTCCTCACCATATCCTTCTTTTAATTGTCCTTTTTCAGCGGCGTATAACGCGCTCATGTATTTTTCGGCTGCAGATGCGTCTTTTGAACATCCCATTTTTTTACCGGTTTCTTTGTATACGCAGTTTCCTTTGCGAGTATATGGCATAATTATATAGATTTTATCCTATATAAATATATTAATGGACGGTAAATTGATTATTTCTTTAGTGACTTTTCGAGTTTAGCATTTTCAGCTGTTAAATACTCGACTTTAACTGTAAGTGCAGCTACTTCTTTAGTTAGACTAAGTACCATAGTGCGTAATTCATCTTTTTCTCTAGCAGATGTTACTAATAACGCCTCTAATTTGGCGATACGATCTTTGCAATCATGGCGGATAAAATCTTCATCACGTTCTCTATGCATAGCTTTCTTTTCATAGAATCGAAACGCAGCGGCACTACCTAATACTGTGATAGCTGTCATTAAAACTGTGTAAATATTATCATTCATAGCTATAAATATCCTTATATCTGGTGTTCGCGTAATTTTTTAAGATATTCTTTAACTTCTTTAATTTCTTCTTCATTAACTTTACCACCTCCCCATGTTTCAACATCACCTTGTTCAGTTACATATGATTCTGCGCGACTGCTATAAAAATCTTCTATAGCTTTTTCAAAATCATCAACCATAGCATTTTTATTTTGATTTAACATACTACGCTCGTATTCTTCATACTTGCCTTCAACTTTAAGTTGTGCCTCCATTTTAATAACACAATCAAAACACATTTGATGTATATTCCACATCTTTTTATTTAAATCATTTACAACCATTGCTTGACTACACTTAGGACATGCAATAGGCATAATAAACATTTTCTTAAGTTTATCAAACTTAGTTACTGTTTGTTTAATACCGTTTTTGATGGTCCATTGTTTACCATTTTCTTCCCAAATATCTCCTTCTTGGTAGTCTTGGTGTTGTTTACTATAACCTACTTGAGTACCTGTAGCGGCGCCTGAGTTTTTAGTGATAATATTTCGCATTCTCTGAACATCACGTTTAGAGAATTCTTTTTTTAAATTTGATTCGCTCATAACAATATTTTATTTTATAACCCTAATTTTTTTAACTGCTGGATTGTGTCAGCGGATGATGTATGGTAAATTCCTATACCACCTGCTTCTTTCCATCTATCAATATTATCTTTTCTATCGTCTATTAGTATTGATTGTGGTGTTGCAAATTCTTGTTTACGTTCAGCTGAGCGTAAAATTAATTTAGTACCAGGCATTTCTCTTTTTACCCAAACATACTTACCTATTTTTGATGACTCTTCTCTTGATGGTGCTGATAATAATACAGGAGTATATTGTTTGATATATTCCCATAATTGTTTTCCATCAGCCATCCAAGGTAATTTAATCCAGAATTGAGCACCTGCTTTAGTGATTGGATCCCAAAAATTAGGACCACCTGAAACGTGTTGTCCTCTAATATTTTGTCCTGTTAAGTCTTCATATCCTTTTTCAAAGTCAACTAACACACCATCCATATCACAATATATTTTATGTGATTTTTCTTCAGTTCCTTCTTCAAATATTTCAGGTCTATATTGACCAAATTGTCTTAATAAAACTCCTGCCGCGGCATTAGCTTCATTTTCTATTTCTGATCCTGTTTTACCGTCTTCAGCGCTTAATGGTCTTATTTCAGCTTGTTTACGGTGTACTAACTCATGAGCTAATGTACGTAATATGTCTGCTGTTAATCTTGGTCCTTTTACTACTAATAATTTATCAGTTGATGGTTGGTATGCGCCTAATGAATGCATTTGTTTAGCTACATTCTCATCATCAGTAAAAGTAATTTTAGGTACTTGTTGTAAATCAAGTGCTTGAGATGCAAATTCAATAAAATCTGCTATAATATTGTCTGTTGTGTCTTGAGGTTCAGCTAATGTTTCATCTAAACTTTTTTTCCACCATTTAACAGTGAACATATCTTCTTCTACATTAACTGGTATGTTATTTTTTGAAAGATATTGTAATACTTTTTCACGTTGTTCATTATTGTCACTTAAATTAGGAAGTAACATACGACGTTCTTGACCACCAAATGATTGTTGAGAATACTCAAACGGTATTAACATTGTATCTAAAAAATTCTCAATTTTAGTTGTTAATTTATAAGGTACACGTATAATTAAGTTACCATCTTCTTGATTTTCTTGAAGTTGATCTATATTTAAAACAGGAATACCTAATATTTTTAAAATATCATCAAATTGTCCCTTTTGAACTATTACTTCAGGAAAACATCCTTTAAGTGTTTCTAATGTGTTCAAATAAGCGTTTCTCGCCTTAGAATATTCAGTTGAATTTTTATCAGATACAGAACGTAATGCAAGTACTGATTTTTTAAGTTGAGTAATTAAATTACGAACATCAGTTCCAGATAATCTTTTGCCTTGAGTAACTACTTTTTCTTCAATTGATAATGGTTTTATTCTAGTACCAAATGCTTTAGTTAAGCCTTGAAAATAAGATTGATCCTCTCCATCTTCAGGTGTACCAGCAACATATGCTTGTAATTCTAAATTATTATCCATTGTAGAGAAAATATCTTTAATAGGAGCAGGATTATCAGATAATTTAACTTCTACTTTAGCCATTGGAGCAGCAGCTAGGTATAAATCCCAGATACGTTTACTCATTTCTTTAGTTATACCATCACGAGTTTTATGTCCAATTAATACTATTACTTTAGTAATATAAGGACGAGCAGCTAAATCTTTAAGTACTTCGTAATGTCCTTCGTGTGGTGGTTTAAATCCACCTGGGTAGAAACAAATAGTTGAGGTTGATTTTTTATCATCATCCTCAGTTAACTCGTTTAATATTGTATTTAAATCTATCATTTAATGAATGCCTTTATTTTAGCAACAGCTGTTGTGGCTGGTGTGAATTTTGGTTGTTGTTGAAGTGCTAACTCAATATCTTTATTTAATTGAGCAACATCTGCTTTTGTTTTTTCTATTTCTTCAGGTGTTTTTGGTTTACCTTTAGCCTTAGATGTGTCAAAAAATCTACGCTTTATTTCTTGAGGATCAAAGCTTTTATCAGCGTCTTTTGGATCGTTATTTATAATAACTAAATTATCACCAAATGCTTTAGCGTATATTTCGTCATTGTAATTAATGTCTCTCCATGTTCTTAAAACAATACCTGGCATTAATGAGCGGTCTCTATTAGCGTTACGTTCAAGTGACGTTACAGGTGAAACCCATATCATTACCATCATTGTTTCATAGCCTAAAGCCTCTAATTCTGCCTTTTTCTTGAGTAATGGTTTAGAAGCTGCACCTGTTCCATCAATAATAATGTCGTTTAAATTTTCAAGTGCTTTAGCGTATTTTTCTTTGGTAGCTTTTTGCGCCTGTCCCATTAACTTAGCGGCTTGTGACAATTCATCAGGATTAAAATCCTTTTGTTTCATGCCCATTCCTGATGCTTTTAACAATTCTTCATAAGTGTCGTCGACATTTATGACCTGAAATTTAGATAATGGTAATGATTTAGCTATAAACGATTTACCAGCACCCGCTGGGCCTGCTAAAAATATCGCTTGTGGTGTATTACTAGTTTCTTTTATTCTAATTCTCATGTTACCGATAAATATTAACTATCTTTCCTTGGGCGTCCGCGTTTTCCGCCTGTTTTAACGTAAACAATTGATTTCTTTAATGTTGGGTCCATTTTTGGACGACCTCTTTTACCACCTGTTTTAACATATGCTATAACTTCCTTTTTAAGTGATGGATCCATTTTTGGACGACCACGTTTACCTGTACCAGTACTTGTACGTATTTTTTCAGCTTTCGCCTTACGTTTAAAATATCTAGGGTGTATAATTAATGAATCAGCAAAAAATGCTCTACTAGCACCTGTAGTATCAGTACATTCATAACCACCACCTTTCCAACCTGGAGTCCCGTCTGGGTGATATTTTTTGAAGTAGAACTTATTACCATTATCATTTTCATAATACTGAGCAGGTAATACTTCAATACCTTTAGTAAAATTTAGGTATTCTTGTTCATGAGCTTCTACCACATATGCTTTACGTGGGTAGATAGGTGCTTCTACATCGATTACTTTCATAACTCTTATTTAATAATTTTTACAATATGGTCAATAAATTTCTCAATTTTAGTTTCATCAGCTTTTGTAGCTTTACTTGCCCAATTTAATGTACAAGTTGATTGTTGTGAGCGACTATATTCAATAGAATCATCTATAGTTTTCGCGTCATGTTTAACAAATGTTACTCTACCACCTTCACCGTGGTCATCAACCATATAACCTAAAGATTCAGCAAATTCAAACACAGCCTTATTAACGGCTTTTCTAATTTCAGATTTATTCATAACTTTTATTTAATATATTTAACTACAATTCTATATTCATTCATATCGTCATCAGACATACTACCAAATAGCACATACAATTGACATTCTTTTTGATACAATTCCTCAAACATCGGATGTTCAGCATCCATACTCTCTAATGATCTTGTTTCAACAAATAAATTAACTGCGTCTTGTACTAATTGTTCGTTTACCATAACTTTTATTTCTTATTATATAATAAATTTAGTGAACTAATTGCGGTCAATCAATCTTAATAACCGCGTTCCATTTCAAATTGACGTTTTTCGTGGTCAACCTCACTATATACGTCTAAATTTAAATACGTGTTATTCCACGTATTATGAAATAAGAACTTCTTAACCCATTCCGGATTAATTGAATTTACACTATCACGCTCTTCCGCGGTCAATAAAACTTTTTCCATTAATTGTTGTGTGTTCATATCTTTCATTTCTTATTATATAATAAATTTAGCATAGGAGTCGCGGTCAATAAAGGAAGCGGTTCGGAATTAACCGAACCGCCTCTATATAGTATAAATTTATATTCTACGCTAATTTAATAGATGTAGGTAATGATTCCGTCATAGGTCTCATATTTGGATTTTCAAGTCTATATATGTCGTATATGTTTGTAAAATACTTAAAGTTGATATCAATATTACTGATGTGTTTTAATTCCCATCCTTTACCTTGTATTTTATCTCCTTTACCTTCACCTCTTGTATTGGCTTTTAACCAAATAATACCTGTTTCTTCAATTGGTGTATCATGAGTTTCATTCCATGCTTTAGCATATGCGGCTAATTGTAAGTCATATGATGTATGAAGTGAATTTGATGTTTTAATATCTAATAACCAAATCTTTTCATTCATTTTTACAATTAAATCGGCTGTACCTGCGTATTTGTACTCATCAGAGAATACATGATACTCACTTACTATTAATTCTGGTTTTTGTGTGTTCCAAAAGTCGGCAAATTTAAGGATTAGTTTCCATACATCTAAGCTATACTCAGCTTTTCCATATTGGTCTAACCAATTAATTTCTTCTCCCGCTAAAAATCTATCAATAGCGTTGTGTACTTGAGTACCTTCGAAAGCAGCTTTATTAGCAATAATATCACTGTTATGTCCTACGTCTTTTAACCATGAATGGAAAAATTGATTCTTAGGAAAATAATTTAATACGGAAGTTACTGAGGGATAGTATTCTTCTCCACGACGGTAGAATCTACTATCTAGTACATTCACTTGTTTGTCCCCTTCATTGTAATCTACGATACGTTTGATTTTGGGATCTTTGATTATGTTGGCATTTCTTTCTATCATGCTAATTCTAGTTTTTTATAAATTAGTTGCCCGAGCGTTAATTGCTCAGCTTCGTGAACTAATTTGGTGAATTTTTCGAAACCCATATCTGATGGGTCTTTATCTTGTAAGTCAATTAAATAAACGTCTTTACCTAAATTGAGAAGTTGTTCTGCGTATGATAAAGCATCTTTTAAGGCGTCCCTGTCTAAAGATACGTATACTGTTTTAACACTTGGTTGTACTAATTTTAACATTAGTGCTTTTGGTATTGATTTACCTAATAAGGGTATTGCGTTACGTTTAATTGCGATAGCATCAAATATTCCTTCACATAATATAACGGGAACATCCCAATTTATGAAATATTCTAGTCCTATTAATTCATTTTTGTTACATTTAGGCGCGTCATATTTCTTTTTAGAGTCTGGATTGATATCTCGAGCAATAAAGTAATTTAATTCGCCGTTAGCATCATATGATGGTACAATAATTCTGTTGCTATACCTGCCTTCTTCACAATAACCTATATTATACTTCAATATATCCGCCTTATTGATGCCTCGTTTTTTTAAATACATTAAAGCGTGTTTAGCGGCGATATCTGTGCGCGCGAGGTTAGTAAGTGGTTTGTATTCTTTAGGTAATTCAACTTTTGTTTTGTCATGAACCACTTCTTCCTTTGTAGTGAAACCAAGTATCGATCTTAACTCGGATATTTTGTCAGAAGTTGTCTTTATTTTCTTAAATAAACCTACTAATGTTTTACCTTTAGCGTTACATACCCAGCAATGCCATGGATTTTCTCCTTTTAGGTTAGGAACCATGTTTACTTCTAGTTTTGGTTTATGGTGATTACAGAAAGGACATTTATAAGCGTAGTTATTACTACTTGTTTCTTTTCCTTTTCCTAATACACTATTTACCGTATGTAGTAAGGCTGCATTGATCATAACCGGTAATATAACGTCTTATTTTTGAGTAGCAAAATCTCTTCTATAGAACTTGCCTAATATATTGTCGTTATATGAGTTATCATCGAATAAAGCATTAGAACGTATCTGAGCTTCTAATTCGTAGTACGTAAGTTGTTTTTTGTTATTCGCGAATGTAAGTATTACACGTTCAAATTTATCTTCACCTAGTTGTTTAACATCGGATAGTAAATCTTTAGATGAACCCCAATATGATTGCCAACCGCTATCTACTTTATCTACTCGAGTAGTTGCTTTACGGCCAGGTCCTGTTTGTTCAGCGAGTTCCTTTTTGGTAAGTTTCTTTTTCTTATTATGGAAAAATGCTTTTTTACCAATATAATACTTACCTGTTTCTAGGTTAGTTATTTTATAGGTAAACCCATAATAATCTGTTGTAAAATCTTCAGCGATAGCTATTTTAATACCATCGTCATTATATAACCAATTTGACATAACATTTTATTTTAATTTATGGTGCTTCAAATTGAAGCCATACTCTATTTGAAGTTGTTGGAGGGTTAGAATCACTATAAAAAGCTCCAATTAAAGTATAATTATAAACACCTGGTAAGCTAATAATAATTTCAGTGTTATCTTGTAAACCTCCACCTGGTCCTACTAAGGCAGTTACTGATGAATAGTTACCATAGCCAGTACCTAATACGTTCACTGCGTTCATGGTTCCTTGTGATTTTGATCCTCCTGTACCACTAAACGCGTATAATCTTAATACTTGATTTGAACAAGTAGTCACAAATGAACCTGATATAACTGTAGAGCCAGGTATAGTAGAAGAATATATTTCTGTTTTAATGCTTGAAGTTGTGAAAGTACCTGTTCCACTATCTTTACTAGATGAGTCAAATGCATAACATGCTAAAGTAGCAGAAGGTGTAACTGTTGGAGTTATACTAATACTAGGTGTGACAGTTATTGTTGGAGTTATGCTTACAGTTGGGGTTAAACTTGGTGTTACACTAATTGTTGGAGTCACACTTGGTGTTATACTAACTGAAGGTGAAGTTCCAACACTTATACTTGGAGTGACTGAAGGCGTCACTGTAGGAGTAACACTTGGAGTTTTACTAACAGTTGGGGTTGGGGTGGTTGATGCTGCTGGTGTTCTTGATGGTGATGGTGTTGGAGTAAAATAAGGTTTTTCAATCCATTGAGTATCAAACTTCACCAAGAAAGTCATATCTGTATTAGCAGATATTGGTGTTGGAACAGCCATTTTAGCTACTGCTAATAATTCTTGAGCATCATTATATAAACCAATAGTACTAACATATGGAGAAAATGATGATGTTCCATCAGATGACATTATAGAACCAGTAACAAAATCCTTTAATATTCCAAAGTATTTAGATCCTGTTACTTCATAAAATGTCTCACTACCTGTTATTGCTCCACTTCCTGATCCACTTTTATAAGTATAAGGATAAAGTGTAGCTTGAGAACCTGATAATAAAGTTGGGTTATAACTTAAATTAAATTCATAGTCCTTTATAGTACATTTGATAAAATTCTCATAAACAACGTGGTTGTTTTTGAGTTTTATTTTTGTAAGGTTTATATCTAAGTTTCTTGAATTCATTTTAAATTATTAACATGGTGCGTAACATAATGATGAACCATTAACAACAGGTGGATCAGTTATCATAGTGAATAATGATGGTGATTGTATTGATTCAGTTACAATTTGGAATATAGCGCAATTACCATAATCAAAATAATACTTACCAACTTCTATAGGAGAGATTGATACATTGTTTTGAATAACTATAGTTTCAAAATAGTCAATATTTCCACCAGTACATATGTATCTATCAGCAAGATACTTATAAACTAAAGCTGGATTACCTGATACACTTGGAGTTATACTAGGTGTTATACTAACTGTAGGAGTAACACTTATTGTTGGTGTTATACTAGGTGAAAGAGGTACACTTGTTGATACTGTTATACTAGGTGTTACACTAATTGTAGGTGTAACTGTAGGTGTTACTGTAGGAGTAATACTTGGAGTTATACTCACTGTTGGGGTTGGTGTAGCTGATAAAGATGGTAAAGGACAATAATTAGTATCATAAACAGGAGCAACATAGTCAGGATCACTAATACTATTTGTTTTAGTGATACCTGTAGCTACACCATTATCTACATAGTATTGTTCTAGGTTTGTATATGCTTTAAATCCTGTATTACTCATTTTTTATAAATATTTTTAAGAAGTACAGAATTGATTTACGTTAGTCAAACCTCCATTACCACCAATAAATGATTTAACACATATAGAACCTAACTGACCTACCATTTCATTATTATGAGTAAAGTCAACACAATCTACGTAACTCACAGTCACTGTACCTCCAGTATAGTTTATATAACTGTAACAAACAGCTGATGATTCTATAGGGGTAATTGGTGGTGTTTCAGATGGTGTAATACTTGGTGTTAAACTTATTGTTGGTGTTACACTTATAGTAGGTGTTACACTAATTGTAGGTGTTATACTAAGTGAAGGCGGTGTACTTGCACCTGGTGTTACACTAATTGTAGGTGTTACACTTATAGTTGGTGTGACAGATATAGTTGGAGTAGTACTTGGACTAGTTCCTGGACTTGGTGTTACACTTATTGTCGGAGTAACAGATGGTGTTACTGTTGGTGTTATGGTTGGTGTTACACTTGGGGTAGCACTAGGAGAAGGAGATGCTTGAATACAATATGGATTACTTCCTCTCCAAGCTGTTTGTCTTATACTATTAGGAATAACAGTTATTATAGCTACATTTTGTTCGTAAAATACATTACCAACTTGAGAACCATAAGTTAATGTAGTTCCAATAGATGAAACCATGCTACTTCCACTATAAAGTAAATTATAATTTCCATCATCATATAATTTAAATGATGTTGAACCTGTAGTAAAATAAGCTTCAAATGTAGTAGGTAATATTTTATCGCTAGTTAAATTTCTAGGTATGTTTAAAACATAAATAGAAGCATTAGCACCAGTTGGAAAATATTTTACAGTATCTGCGTTACCTAATTCAATATGTCCTCTAAAATAAGAAGATGTTGTTAATGTACCATCATTAAGTAAAGTATTTTGTCTTGATGATGTATCAACATATCTAGGTAGAAAATTAGGGTAATAAATCATGTTGATAGAGTCGTAAACTAGTCTATCATACTGACCATTAGTAATATATTCTGAAGTTGGATCGAATATTGATCCACTATAATTAGTCCCTATGTTAACAGTTATTTTATTAGCGGTAAAAGACCCTGAGGTGATATCCCAGCTTTTATTCGCTGTATATGGTACTACGAAAGTATCAGATACACTAAGTCTTTTATACACATTTGCTGACATGGGCGTAACATTAGAAGTCTAGTTTAACTCTTAATAATAATTCTTTAGTAAAGTCTTTTACTAATGGTTTGTTTAATTTAGCTACAGCTAATAAATCACCAGTATTATTATATAAACCTACAGTTGTAATAAATGTTTGAGGATTATATACTAATTGAGTATAAAGTAAGTTACCGTTTGAATCAATTACTGTTGGGTTAGTTGTATAGTTAAATTCACTGTTTTTAACACGAGTGAAGAAATAACGTGATGATATTGTTTCGTAGCTTTGTAAACTAAATGTTGGATTGGTAGGTGTAGTAGCAATCATATCATATACTATCCTATTATTAAGATTGTAAGAAGAAATTGCTGAGAAGAATGTTGCTGCTTGAGATGAACTAAATTCATTAAATACAGCACCAACGCCACCTAATGGGCCAGCTGGTAGAGCTAATGCTCTTGGGTTTAAGATGATTAATCCTTCATCAGGAATCATAATACCATAAGATCCACTAGGTGTATAATTAGAAGAAGAAGGTGTTGCTAATCCTGTACCAGTATTATAAGAACCACTTAATAGTTGGTAAACACGAGATGTACCAACATAAGTAGAAGTTGATGTTACTGTAGAGTCATCTACTAAACCAATTTGAGCAGAACTATATTTTAAAGTTAAAAAGAAAGATCCTGGATTGAATGATTCTTTAAAACGAGATCTAGCTACAGATATAACAATAATGTCTTTTGATGGATTAGTAGTTGTTCCAAAAGTGAATGAAGTATTTTCATCACCATAGATTAATGATCTAAATTGACCATAAACATCTCTAGTTGGAGTTTTATCTGGTACTAAAGCATTAAAATAAGCTGAACCTGAACCACTGATATGACCATAAGCTATTGAGAATTGATTCTCAGCAGATTGGGTAAGAGCAGCATTGGAAGCATACACGTTAAGGAAAAATTTACCTTGACTTGTTGCTTGTTCTTGGGTTGACCAACTGTAAAAAGTATTTAACTGAGTGACATTATTGCTCCACATAGGAGCTACTATAGCATCAGAGCTAAGTACTTGGTCATCGTTTGCGTATGTTCCGAAAGACATATTTTAATTAGGTTTTAATTAATGTTAAAGGTATAGTAAATCTAGCTCCACTATCTCTACCCATCGCTGTGATTGTAGTAGAAATTGAGGCACCAGCAACTGCACTTGTTGGGAATAAAGTATTAATTGTTGTTGCAATTAAACTAAATGAAGTACCAACTTGAGTAGCTGATAAACTAGCACCACTAGCATTTGGTGTTGGAGCAGTGATGTTTAATCCTGTTGTATCAATACCAGTACCAGTGAATGTACTTAAGAATCTTGAATCTCCCACAGTTAATAAATAACCTGATGGTTCAAATGTTGAAACAGCACCTAAGTAGTTTAATGTTTGAGGAGTAATATTAATAGCGGCTGCTTGACGTAATGATACAGCTGTATACCCTAAGTTTAATACAGGTAATTTACTTGTACCACGGTTAAGTGTAACTAGTTTATACTTCATGATTTGTGTTTCGTCTACAAATGCTTCTAATAAAGGCATTGATTCAATTGCTTCTCCGAAGAAAGCAGAACCTGATGGATGGTTTGGGTTATAAAGGGTATAATCAATTTCATCATCAGCTAATGCGAATTGAGTTATTTGAAAAGACCCGTCATTACGAGCTAACAATTCACGGCCTTTCTTTGTTAGGACCGCGTCAATTGTTACATATTGGTTATTTAAATACGCCATTTGTTAATGTTGTTTTATATAAATATATTATTGTTTCAGAACTGTACTAAATATCTTACTCTTCAGACTACTTACTATATTTCCTACATTCTTATCAATGTCAGGACGTAAGTCAATATTTTTAACAATACCCGCTGAGGTTTGTCCTAATGATTTTTCATGATTAAGAACAATGTTTGTTTCATCTATTATTCTTCTTGAAAATACATATCTATCAATTTTATAAGGAGTACCACTAGCTGTTACTTCGTTTTGTACTTCTCTATCTAATTTAAATGCTATAATAGATCCTGTAGTATATGATTCAATAATAGTATATTCATTTTCAGGTCTAAATCTAGTTGTTGGTGTATTAGCAGTTTGAATTTTATCAAAACGAACAATATCACCTGGATTTAGTTGGAATGAGTAATTTAAAGGGTAAAATGAATTATATAAGTTTAATGTAGGATCTACATTTGCATTTGCTGTTATAATACTAGCAGACATATAAAATCCTTCTTTATAATGATTAGACATTATTGCTGAGCAGGATACTACACTTTTATTAGATGAATCTACAGTTAATTGAGGAGCGCCATCTGTAACAGAGTATACAAATATACTATCAATACCTTTTGTTGGTTTTGATGTTTTAATTAGTGGATACAAATATATACAAAATCCTCTATCATGTCTAAAATGTCCTGTATAGTTTGGAGTGCCATTTGGTTTTCTAGCGGGAATTAATACATCTTCAAAACTACTTTGTCCGAATTGAACTGGAAGTTCAACACGGACAGTGATATCAAAGGGTAAATAACCTACTGGAGTAGCTCCTGGGTAGTATTCAACATCGCCTTCAATACTTGATTCTATACCACCCCAACTTACAAGAGTACGAAAACGAATACTTCCAGGCACTATTCTATAATTACTAGATTGTAAATATGGATTTGTAGAACTACCTGATGGTAATCCATATATTTGTCCAAAGCTTCCACTATTTACTTTCCATAATGTTGGATAGTATTTAATACCACTAGCAAATATATATTGATTACCATCTAATGATTTTTGATGGGAGGGGGATTGGTTATCAAATAAAGATATATTCGCTGTTTCTCCTGGTTTAAAAATACTTTGAACTTGGTATAAGTCATAGTATTGACTATCAGTTACAGTTTCATAATTACGTTGAAATAACTCTGTTAATGAACCACTTTCTTCAATTAAGTATTTTAAATACAAATTAGTACGTTCTGGAGCACCTATTAATTGAGAACCTGTAGCTACAGCTTCTGAAAAATATCCGAAGAAAACTGAGTTGTCATTAATAGTAGCATTTTTACCTAATGGTCCTAATATACCAAAGCTATAATCAACATTAGCATTATAAAAATTAAAATTAGCACTTGTTGTTCTAGAACCAAAATATCTTGGTCTAGTATGACGAGCATATTCGTAAGTAAAATCTTGAATAGAATATGGGGAAAGTGCTTGAACTAATTTACTTCCACTAGTAATCCAATCTATCTTTTGTCTTACATTTGATATATAAGAAGAAGTACTAACATTATTAAATAATGGATTATATGAATAATTCCAAACTGAACCTGAGAATGAACTTGTGTTACCTGGAGCAAAACGGTTATAAGGATCTACATTTCCTGATATGAATATTTCATGGTAATTAATAGATGAACTTGGTAATACTCCTGTAAAGAAATCTCTAGCGTCTGATGTTACAGTTACTGCTCCAAAATTTCCTTTATAAGTTATTGGGTATAATGATTGGCTATAGTTACCACCATTACTAGCACTTATAAATGCTGTGTCAATTGAAGCAGTTACATCAAATGAAGTAAATGTAGGTTCACTTCTGTATATAACAGGTCTTTCAAGTAAATGTGGTTTAATAACAATACCTGTAGCTAAATTAGTTCTAGCTGGTGTAAAATCTTTAAGTGTTCTGAATAATGAATTATGGAAGAATTCAATTAAACGAATATAATCTTTGTAATTGTATTTATTAACAAATTTCTTAAAGAATTCGTTTTGAATTGGCTGTAATTCATAGTATGATCCTGTAGCAGGATTACCAATAATATCATCTATACTATAAGATGAACCGAATGCTGCTATAATAGCTCTGTCTATCTCGTCTTGAGGAGATAAACTCGCATCTAATAAATGTATATCTTTAGTTATAGGAATTAAATCTGGTGTTTGAATGCTCTTATTAGGCATTAATTGAGTACCATATGTACTTCCACTTATAATTCTAACTTTATCAGTTACTGGATTAGCATATCCTGAGTTAGCAACATCAGCATAATATGTTTCAGTAAATGAAGTGTAATTATTTTTATTTGGAAAACTAGCAAATGAAGCAGTGAATGCTTGAATCTTTTGATCAGGAGCTACTGAAGCGACACTTGAAGTTAAAGTATGATTGTATGTATATAAGTTATTTCCTAATGGCCATCTAGCGACTAAATCTGAGAATGATGAAGTATAAGTATTACCTTCAATTGATTCAGGATTTAATACGTGTGAGTTAAATACATCTTCATTTAATTTATAAGACCATAATCTTACTTCTTGAATTGAACCACTAAATGGATAACTACCACCTCCAAATGTTATAGCACCTTGAGTGTACCATAATGAGTTAGAAGCAGCAGTTGCAGTTGTTAAACTAGCACTTGCTACGTGTCCTACAGCTCCCCAAACATTATTTTTTACATAAACATCATATGTTTGAGAAGTACTTGTTTGTCCTATTCTTAAATTAGGAGTACGTCTTTGTACTAATACATTATACCAACTAGTATCACCATCTGAACCTGTTGTAAATACAGGTATTGTTGATGAAGTAACTACAGTTGTACCTAATTTAAATTGGAAATAACCAAAATTACCTATAGTATTAGCATAAATAGAATTACTAGAACCTGTATTAGTATATAATACATCTAACTTAAGATCAGAACCACTATAAAATAATGATTGAGTAGTAGCGTATGATGGAGATGCTTTGAATCTAAATTCAATACCATCTGGTACTATATCTGTATGAGTAGTTCTAGTAGCACTTTGTGAGACATAAGTCCAAGGAATGCTTACATTATTTGAACCTGATGTTTGTAGAGCGTAGTTAAATCTATCATATTCATATTCAAATGAAGATGTTACTTTATCTACACCACCATATTCTAATGATCCCATTATTGTTGATGGAATACCAAATATAGTGTTTAAATATTGATTGAAGCGATTTGTACCTTTTGACTTTAATAATAAAGGCAAGTTACTATATAAACGCTTATAAATTCCTTTTTGTTGGTCTTGTCCTGGTATTTGGTAGTTAGAAGCACTAACTAATGTTTGATATGATGCTACTTGTGGTTTGTAAGTACCATCAGAATTAACACCATATAGATATTGAAATACATCTTTACCATCTTGATCAGTGTATACATCAATACCTAAAGACTGTAAAGAAAAGTATACTAAATCCTTAGATATACCTTCATTTAGTGAGTTTTTAGCTTGATATAAATCAGTTATAGCCTTAATATGAATCCAAATATCATCAAACATTTGCCCAATTGAAGCTACAAATTCAAAAGCTAATTCATTACTATCATTTTCAGCTATATAGCCTGGTAAGGTATATAGTAAATAGTTTTGGTTATTGTCATCATATAATGAAGCCGAATCATGACTACCACTATACCAAGATAATGCTTGAGATGATGTTACAGAATAATTTAAGTATGGTTTAGTACTTGTGTACTTAGGCCATGTTGATGATCCTGAATTATAATATAAGTATTGTTCCCATCCATCAAAACTTTGAACAATTTTATTTATACTATTTTGATACTTAACAGCGTCTAATTGTGCTGTAGGGGCCGTACTTAAAGCAACAGACGCACTTAATGATGTTGTTGCTTCAAGATTAATTAATTTATATCTAAATCCTTCTAAACGACGAGCAGCGGAAGAAAAATGAACAAAGTCCTCATAATCAGTATAGTCAATATTAATTTGAAAATTAGAAGCACTTAATTGACCAAGTAATTGTTGTAATGGTCCAAAAGAAGCTTGTGAACTAGTAATTTGATTAAAATTATAATATGGAGTAGGTCCTACTCTTAAATTATCTAAATCTAAATCAAAATTAGGTCCACGTAATGAAGGATAAACTACAGGTTTTGGATCTGGAGTAGCATTAACATCATAAATTCGTGGGTTAGCAATCGCATCTACAACACTAACTAAAGTATTAACTGTATATTTTAATGGTAATGGATTAAGTAATTTAATCAATACTGTTGGAGGTCCTGATAGTGCTGAAGTGGCACTAACATTACCTTGACTTCTTGCTACAGTTACTGTTGAAGCGCCTAAATCTAACGCTACATTAGTAGCTGGTATTAATTGATTTTTTCCAAAATTTAGATAAAATTCTTTAAAGTAACTTAATCCTTGAACTTCTCGGATAAAGTCATTTGTATTAATCTGAATGTCAGTGGTAGAAATATTATTAGTACTTAATCTAATTTCAGTTCTATCACTAGATATTTCTTTAATGAATAAACTTGGATTAGAATCCTTAACAATTTTAGGTTTAAAAACGTTATAAGTAAGTCTATAATCACCATAACTAATACCTACGTCTTTTAAATCTTTAGCAGGATCAAAAATTAATTCCTGTATTGTGTAAGCAGTTGACGCCTGGAACTTACCTGGTATAGTGTATCCTTTAAAAGGAACAAATGAGTAAAGTATTTTACCTGATGGGTCACTTATATGTAACTCAACAAAATCTTCAGGAGCACCAAAGTTACGAACCATATCTCTAGTTACTACTAACTGAGAAGATGATCCTGGGAGGATATTAGAGGATGAAAATACGCTAGTAACTGTTGTTGCCATATTATATTTGTGTTCCTGTGTTAATTTGAGAAGTTAGTAAAATTTGATTTTTCAAATTAACATTTTCTTCTCTTAAAGTATCAATTTCATTTTGTAAAGTCTCTAATGATAAACCTAAATATTCTAGACTTCTAGTTGCTAAACCTAAATGTGATTGGTCTGAACCTGTTGGTGGTATTTCAAAAAATAGTGAATCATATTCTTGAAAGAATTGACTAACAGTTTTATCTAATGTAGTAATAGTTGCAACATTAGTATTTGTTTTAGCTAATTGCGAAAAATTAGTATCTACAACATTATTAAAACCGTTTAGGCTATAAATAGTTTTTTGTAGTTCTGACATTATTAAACTGTTTGTAATACTTTAAAATAATAATCATCATCAAAAATATAAGTACCACCATCAATGATAGACTTAATTTGTATTTTATAATAACGATCAGGTTCTAATCCATTCATATACATTCTGAAATAACTACTTGTTACATCAGCACTTAATTTAGTAGCTGAAGTGTCGAAATCAACTACTTTTAGATTTGTATTTAAATCTATAATTGAGTAGTATGAAGCAGTAGGTAAAATTTTATTATAAGGATATAATGATGTTTGTGAGTAAATTCTAGCGGGATATTTCTCTCTAGCATATACTCTAAACTTCACATATTCAGTATCATAAAATGAACTTTTATTATTCGCAATAGCGATATTTATTTCTTCATTAGGTATAGTCACTGCTGAACCCGTGTTGAATGTACTATCATTCCATTTAAACTCCAAACATGGAGGGTAAATAGTGTTAGTATCTCTAGAGAAGAAATTAAATGTATATTGATAATGAGGATCGAATTCAAATGAGCCTGTACCTGTTGGTGAAGCTGATCTACTATTCATAACAATAAATCCGTTATTGTTAATAACACTTCCTGTCCACCATCCAACAAATCTAGTCACATCAACATTAATATCTTTAGTTGAAAAGAAATTAAATGATTGTGTAGCAGATGATGTATAATAGTTGCCTCCACCTGTCATAAATCCAAAATATGATGAAGTTACACCTGTTGGTAAACCTGCTACTGTCCAAAGATTTGTAAGATTTGCTGTTCTATATCTCCAACTAGCTCCATCTACTGTTTCAGGAATATTATTAAAACGACCTGTACCCATATCCCAACTTTGATATACTGGGTGTACTTCAATATCAAAAGTAGATGGTATGCCCTCTACATTAGCATTATATAGTTTTAATGAAGCTGTAAAGTTAGCGCCTGATTTTGAGACAGCGTCAGCTATATCATCATTATCAAACTTAATTAAAATACGGCTAGTAGAAGACGAAGGATACAGAAACGGAGCATTCTTAGATAAGTCCAATATGGAATCTAATCCCGCGTTTAATTCTGCGTAGTCTGTATAGATTGTTGTATCCTGTGACGGAAATATTTTGTAAACACCCATTTATATTAGTATTATTCTAGTATAAATATGGAATGTTTATAGAGATTAAGCTAGTAAGTGATGGTATTCTTTGAAGTGTTTAATACGATCTGCTAATCCAATAGTACCACCATTAACACGTTTTGTAATTTTAGTTACAACTGCGTCAGTAGCACCTTCATCAGCCATCTTATGTAAACCATTCTTGTTAAAGAACCAAGCAGCTGATAATAATGCATATTTGTCAGCTACTGATGTTGGATCTTTTGTTAAGTCCTCATTAATAGATTTACCAAATGCTGTATAGTTATCTTTACCTGTTAATTGAATGTAACCACGACCACAGAATTTAGCACCGTCACCTGATGCTTCAGGACCATTACCCATTCTATTACCATATACTTTATTGGCAATTTTTTCAGGTTGTCTAGCATATGATGCGGCAGCAGCTTCTGTTGGGAAATATTTTTTAAATGTACCTGCTAAACCTTTAGCACTATAGTTTAAATTTTCTTTAGTTAAACGGAATCCACCTGATTCATGACCACATTGAGCTAAGAAATGAGCTAAACGTAGTGGAGTATTGATTTGGAATTTATCCATTACTCCTGGGATTTGATTAATTACTTTGTCAGGAACGTGTCCTTTTAATTTGTTTAAGTCCATAGTTTAATTTTTAGTATGTTACAACGCGGCCATAAATATCTGAGTTAGGATATCTTACTTCAAAGATCATTGGATCTAGAGATGGATAAACAACTCCTTGTTTTGTAGCAGCTGATATGTCATAACTGTATGGAGAATAATTACCTCCAGTTAAATTTAAAATTTCAACTTTAATTACTGATTGAACACCTTTAACAGCTCCAATTAAATTATATATATCTGAATGTATAACTGGTTGGTTGATTTGCCATTTAGATGTATCAAAATAATTTTTTAATTCCTCAATACATTTAGTTAATACATTTTGAGAGTTATATGCTGGTAGACATGAAATGTCAAAATTAACTTTAATATTAGCGTAATAAGCGTCTTTAATTAATACAGCGTCACTCATCATTTTTTCATATGATAAGTATGTTTTTAAGTTCTGTTTAACTATATTATTTGCTTTTGTCAATTTACCATTTATATCTGTTGATAAAATATAAACAGAAAGTGATAATGGATTATTATTAATAAAGTTTTGTTTGTCTGAGTCATTCGCTACTAAATAATCTTGCGCTACATAAGCCTTACTTATATAACCATACTTTGATGGTAATGATAAGGTACGAACTAAGTAATCAGCCTTAGTTACATTTCTATTTTGAGTTGGAAAGTTAGCTAAAGCTTGTAATCTTATTTGTTCTGTACTTTCACCAGGTCCACCTCCAGATGAAGGAGTTGGGTTATTGAATCTAACTGATCCTTTAGAAATATTAACTATTGTTGGATCTAAATTATATTCATTAATATCAACAGTAATAACATCATTTAAATTGATATCATCTGATGGTAAGTTTGTTTCAACACCACCCCCTGTTAAGTAAGTTACTGTTAAAGTAGTGTTTGATGGAGCAATACCATATTCATTTGTGTATTGAAAATTTGATGGATCATAAGCCATATTCATTTTGCTTATACCATCTACTAAACCTAAGCCAACATTGTCAGGATTAGGTATAATTGTCTCATCAGGAACTGAAGTAACGCCGCTACCAAATTCTAATATTAAATTATTATCATCGTTAAATCGTGTTGTAAAACGTCTTTGAACCTTTTTTAAACGTAATAAAAATCGAGCACTATTATCACCACTGTAATTAGGTTCAAATGTAGGTAAATTTAATGATTCATCAAATACTGTATCTTGAGCTAAATAAGGTACTTCATACCATGTATTATCATCACTATCAGTTATACTAATTATCTCAATAATATTTTTATCATTAATAGTAACAGTCGGGAACTGTTCTGGGTTATTAAAAGAGAAAGTAGTTGTTTTAATTTCCCCTGATATTGCTTTTATTTGTTTTTTAAGTAAATAATATTGTGGGTTAGTTGTTGAGCTATAATATTGATATATATTAGCTTCTGTTGGATCAAAAGATGATGAAAACTTAAAGTTAACTGAATCTTGTGTAACAAAAGTTATTGATGGATTAGAATTTGACTTAACTACAGTATTTCTACTTACTGTTGAAGCATATCTATAATCTGGAGTATAGTTAGGAGCACCTGTGGAAGGTATTAATTGAAATATATCTAATGTTACTGATGAAGTTGATGTTATTTTAGGTCTATAACCTAAAGCATATGCTAAAGCAATAATATTTTTTCTTTCTTGAGCATACAATAATAATGTTTCTTGTAACTGAGTGTCAGTGTAAAACGATAAAACATCACCTACATAAGCAGCCATTTCCATAAACATATTACCAGGAGCAGATGGACTAAAGTCCATGTAGTTATTCTGAAAATATGTTCTAGCATAATTAATTAGGTCTGACTTTAATGTGGTAAAGTCTTTATCAAAATATTTTATATCAGGTACGTTTGCCATTATTGTTTGATTAAATCATTTGTTGATACATTTATTACTAAATTATCATCTTGGTTATTTATTGAGTAGTCTAGTACTATATTCACTATATTTTCATCGGAAAACTTTTTAACAGCTATATTACGAATAATAATATTAGGTACATAAGCGTATATTTCTTGTTCTAATGACGCAGCTATACCATCAAACGATGAATCTGGGTTGAACAGTGATGCTCTTAAGTCCCCACCGAATGTAGGATTAAATAAGCGTTCACCTTTATTAGTTAATATATAATTAATTAAATTAGATTTCACTTGGTCTTTGGTAGTAAAGGTTTGGTTAAAAACATTATTACCGTTATTAAAAAGAACACTAATTCCAATACCTCGTTTTTGTCCGACGTCTTGTGGATTTAGTGTATATGTAGGTCTTTTTAGCATTAGATTTGTCCTTGTTCTTTCATTTTACTCATTAACCCGGTAAAGTCAGGTACAACATCAATTCTAGCAGACTCAACACTACCTGCTGGTCTTGTATTAGCAAACATTTGGTCTACACTTTCTACTACCATAGGTTCATTTCCGTATGCGTTTCCGCTGAAGCCCATAGCATTTTCAGCTTTCATATCAGCTACTGTTCTCCACTCACCTGAGTTTGCTGTTTCATTTAAAATTTGGTTCAAAACATCGTTACTAGAAAAATTCATAGCTTTAGCAGGCTGTGTAGGTTTGGCAGGTCGTATTGCCTCGACCATGGAATTTTTAACAGCCGGTTTTTTGGACTCTGCCACTACCGGTTTAGACGCTGGCGCCTCTAATAATAATCCTAGCTCTTCCCTTACAACAGCTTGTACTTCTTCACGTACAACTTTTCTTAATAATTTTACGAATGTATCCGCTTTCATGTTTATAAATATTTTATTATCCTATTATTTGTTTAATTTCGTCAAGTAATTTATCAGCTCCACGCGTTTTACTAGGAGCTGTTTCAGCTATTTTTAAGTTAGTATTTTTATCATAAGCCGTAACTTGTATAGCTCCTGATGGATTTGTAGTAACTCTAATAGTATATTGGTTACCCTTATCGTCCTCATAGTCTTCTGGGGTTTGTTGGCCGACTGCTGTTTTAGTTGTATTTAATTCATCAGATAATGATTTTGATTGATCAGGTATACCATTAATAATAATGTTTATTCTATCTAATTTTTCTTTGATTTTATCAATCATTTTTTTAAATATACCTAATATACCACTAATAACTGTTGTCATTAATATATAATCATCTACTTTCTTTTCTAATACATTTATTATAGGATCAGTTGATTCTTTAAATGCTAAATAAGCAGCGGTTGCTGGTTTAGTTGGGAGTGGTAAAGCGGCTTCAGTTGCTGCGGCTGCGGCCATTGATTTTAATTTAGCCTTCAAAATAGCTATATATACTTTAATTGCTACTAATCCCGCTCTAACTACTTTAAGTAAAGTAACTAATGTGTCTACTATTTTTTTTAATGCTGCAACAGCACTTTTTAACGAGTCAACTTTACGTTTAAAATTTTGAGCAAATTTTTCAAAATCACCTTTACTTTTAGGAGTGAATGTGATTGTACCTCCTGATATTTCTACACGGCCATATTTTTCTAATTTCTTTTTAGCTTCATTAGTAAGTTTATCTATTAGTAAGTTTACTACTTTTTCTGTGTTGATAAATTTAGTTAATATAGGCAGTGCTGCTGCTACTAATAAATTTTTAACATCCGCAGGACTTAATTTAGTTTGGTCCTTCAAAAAGTTTTTAGCGTTTTTAGCTTTTTCTAATTCCTTTTTAGCTTTATCAGCTGTTGCTTTTGCTTTTTTAAGTTGGGCTTGAGCTGCTTCAATTTTTGCTTGTGCTTGTCCAGCGGCGGCTCCAACTAATGCTTTAGCATTACCTATAGCAGCACCCGCTCCTGGTATGTTATTTACAACATTACCTATTTGAGAGGAACTTAAGTTACTTGGTATTGATAAATTTGAAGCCATTATATTGTAAATGATTTAGTTGATTTAAAATTTTCTAGATTAGCTTTTATTCCTTGTAATCTACCTTTTAGAAATGTCGCTGATGTCGCTACTAATGGAGGTGTTGCAACTGTAGCTGCTACCATATCACTATACATAGCTAAGGTTTCCATTAATTGAGATAATATTTCATCTAATTGTTCACCTTTAACTATTGGTTCAGCAACTCCATTTTTATCTAGACCAAATTGCATTCTAGGAGCGTTAACTAAAAACATATTTTGTTCATCATCACTATCTATATTACCTACGTCAATAGTTACTTTATCACCTGCTGAAAAGTTAATATAACGCTTAGCATTTAAATAGACATCATTAGCACGGGCGTTAAAAACTAAACGTCCTGATGATAATATTATTTGTTCTCCTGTATATTGGTTTATATCTATTGCCATTTTAATTTATATCTTTTCTTATTATGGACACAATTCGGATTTTACCCCATCAGGATCATTTTTTAATGTAGCACAATTTTTGCAATTAAAACGTGAAGGAACAGTTTTCATATTCCATCCAGGATATTTATTTTTATTACTATAATGAACGTGATTATAATGATTTCCTCCTTTA